GAACTTCTGAACTTTACTGTTCTAAATTGGGAAAAGAAAAAGGCATTTTGGACATTTATAAATGTCCTTTTTTCAAAAACCGATGGTAGATTTGGATAAAACAGTTTTTTTTTCACTTTGTTAGCATAATGCTCTAAAATTTAAAATTTCCAGAAAAAAAGTGTTACGATAACTTTTTCAAAAAAGGCGTCAAAAACTGGACATTTTTTTCTTTAGCAATATAAATGAAGCACAATGATGACACGATTACGCCGAAAAACGCCGTTAAATTTGAATGTAAAAATTGTGACTTTGTATGCTGTAAATTCAGTGATTGGCAGAGACACCTTTTGACACTGAAACATCTCAATGATGACGCAACAACTCAAAAAAAAGCTCAAAAAAATGGACATTTTTGTCTTTGTGGAAAAGAATATAAATATAGACAAGGATTATCGCTTCACAAAAAAACCTGTCAGAATCTCTGTGAAGAAATATTGCCACCCAGCTCGTTACCAAGTGAAGACAAAGAGATCATCAAACTATTGATAAAAGATAATTCGGAATTAAAAGCCATCATGATGGAAGTAGTTAAATCTATTCAACCTAACAACACGAATAACAGTCACAATAATAATAACAATACAACAACCAATAACAACGGTAACCATTTTAATTTACAAATATACTTGAATGAGACTTGTAAGGATGCGGTTAATCTAACAGATTTTGTGGATTCCCTGCAGGTGAAGCTGAAGGATCTAGAAGACACTGCGAAAATCGGATATTCAGAGGGTGTTTCCAAAATATTCATTAATGGTTTAAATGAATTAGAAGTGAATAAACGACCTATACATTGTAGTGACGCAAAAAGAGAGACCCTGTACATAAAAAATAAGAATGAATGGACAAAAGACTCAGATAAGATACAACTAACAAGCGCAATTAAAAGAGTGGGAAAGAAGAATATACAGCAAATCTTTGAGTGGCAGAAGAAATACCCGGAATATAATGATCCGGAATCGAGACAAAACGATAAATACTTAAAAATGTTATGTAACGCGATGAATGGCTCGACAGATGATGAGCAGGAGAAGAACATGGATAAAATTGTCAGAAATATTACAAAAGAAGTGGTTATTGACAAACAACTAATGTTCAGAAGTTCATAAATTAATATCTATTTAATATCTATTTTAATATCTATTATATTTTAACTTAAAGACAATTTGTGGCGATTTTGGCGATTATTATCGCGCCAAATATTTTGTGACCATATATGCTCTCAAAATATTTCAGACTCTGAAGAAATCACCACTCGACAAGAATTTCCTTACAGACGCCACTACTGCCGAACAAATAGGGACACTTGGCATTGGATATGGTAATGTCCGCGTCAATTAGAATAGCCTGTAAATGGTCGATTATCGTTTGGTCGCTCTTGTTATAAGGCATCTCGTATGGGCCCTCAGAGGTGCCGTATAAGTGCCTATAACTGGCTACATTGTCATGCGATTGAGCCTTGTAGACCACCTTTTCTACTATTGCTTGAATATTGCTTGCAAATAGTTTATCTAATAGCTCTTGATGTAGGCCTTTTAGCTGTAATTTTGTATATGTTTTCTGACATGTTGTTAGTTGAATAAGATATAATATTATGATTATGATTAATAAAGTATACATTTTCGACATTATTGGTATTGGTTATTGTTATTGGTTATTGTTATTGGTTGTAATACATTCACTATATTGCTGTAAAAGTATTTCAATTTTATAAGGTCTAAATTTTTAGTGATTCCAAATTTAAAACAAAAATAAATAAAATTGAAATATAATTTGCTCAAAATAGGTATAGTATATATTTCATACAACCCTTTTAAAATGTCTACTATATTAAATACGCAACCAGAAACGCAAATACAAAAAGTTTATACCATTACATTTGGAGATGTAGCTGAAAATCACGCAAAGATGCAGAAAATCGGCACTCTCCATGAAAATGGCTATTCTATTGAACAATTACAACAGTTACAGCATAAGTTGACCGGATTCGGACTAGAAACCGAAATGGTCGATTTAAACGCCGGATTTGACCCGACTTTTCAGCAAGCCAAAGTTTTAGTAATTAGAAGAGGAGCTCAATACATTTTAGGTGAGGAAACTGCCGGACTGATTGCGGAAAACGACGGGCTTCCGATGGACAAGAGGGCCCTGATGAGAGGCAAAGAGGTAGAAAAGAGAGCCAGATGGAACCTATGTTTCGCAGACGAAGACCAAGAGCCGAATTACAAGGACGGAAAGGGTAGGATAGTTGCCTGGAAACATCTGCCCAGAATGAGCAGAATTAGACAGGTAATTTCCGAATGGACAGAGGATGTCCTGTTAAACGGTGAGGCAAATTATTATTATGATATATCAAAGTGCGGTATTGGGTATCATGGAGATGGCGAAAGGCGCAAAGTATTTGCCGTCAGAATGGGCCAAACCATGCCGCTTTATTTCAGGTGGTATCAGTTATCAGAGCCTGTCGGCGAGCCTGTTGAACTGGTCTTAAATGATGGCGACATGTATATTATGTCGGAAAAGGCGGTCGGATTTGATTGGTTGAAGAAGAAAATCGCGACTTTAAGACATTCGACAGGGTGTTCCAAATATACGGGCGTAAAATTAGGAGCAGAAGTAGATGCGTTAGAACAATCAAATCAAGCAAAAGCGGCAGCAAATGCGGAAAAGGAAGCAGCAAAGGAAGCAAAAGATGCGGAAAAGGCGGCAGCAAAGGAAGCAAAAGATGCGGAAAAGGCGGAAAAGGCGGCAGCAAAGGAAGCAGCAAAGGAATTAAAAAATGCGGAAAAGGCGGCAGCTAAAGCAGCGAAAAAGCATTAGCTAGTATATAATAGTAGATTAGCTAGTATTATATAATAGTAGATTAGCTAGTATAATAAATATAATAAATATAATAAATATTTTTTCGTCTTATGTCGCATAAGCTAAGCCACAATTGCCGCCAATAAATACCACTTGATTAATGCGCTCTTCAAAAAGCGTCATGTTAAAATTGTAATCATATATGCGCCATGTCGGCTTATTAATACCAATGATGTCTCCCGTGGTAGGGTCACAGATGGTCAAACTTTGCGCCAAGGGATCTAGAGGCGGGATAATCGTAGTAAATTCTAGTTCGATCTGATTGAAACGGCTCATATTTATCGCACCAGATGGCTGTAAATCCGTGTTGCTAGAATTCAAACAAAAGTTGTAACAATAGAGTCCGGATGGCGCATTACCAGCAGTTCTCGTATATTTTTCAATGTAATTATAAACACCAGCAGGTTGGGTGTTCTCTCGATAAGAACCATCTAACAAAATACCCATGACGAGTAAAATATACTTGTCATTTTCTCGTGTATAGGTGGGGGTAATTAACAGCCCGGTCAAATTACCATTGGGATTCACACCGGGGCCGATATTCACGGGAACTGGCTGATTTAGCGAATCAGTTCGATAAACCGTATATGCGCCCGACGACGGTGCCGGAATAATATCTTGTGGCATATAATTGTAAGGCCAATTAGTGTAATTGGACCATTCATTGCGTAAATTAATGTCGGAGCGCTGGAAATAGAACATCCAATTGGCGACCATACCGAGCGAATCGAGCGCCACTTTGTTAGGTCCGGTTACATTATAATATATTTGTTCGTGGACTTGTTTGATTAAATATTTCTGCTCTTCTAGGGCGAATACGCGTTCTTCTTCATTAGATAAAAAACAATAGGTACAATTTAAATGAACATCCGCGTTCCATAGGGTTCTCTGATCAGAGTAAGAGTTGATGCCGATATTGATATCGGGAGGCGGCTGTAAAAACCGATAAAACTGCATATACCAAGTATTAAAATTGGGCGCCACATAAGGGAAATTAAAGGTGTAATCGAATACATCGCGGATCTGAAAAAGCTGGTCAATCGGTTTCAATGTCACATTGATATGTAGCTCATTGTATTGAAGAGATGTTAGAGGGAATGCCATCTGGGTTTTAAGGCCAAACCAATTATTCAATGGGATATACAAAATGCGGCCTCTAATAGACGGCTCTGGACCAGCTAACGCGTCGGTGTAATAAGTATTTGGATACGAATTGACGCGAGAACCGGAATTAGCAGGATCGAATAAATCTGGCGTGCTTCCAATCATTTCATTAAATAACACTTTTTTATCGGTATTAAAGTCGCGCTGGACAGATGCTAACAAATAGTCGCCTGAATATTCTTGAAGCGTATAATTTCCACAAGTAATGCTTATTTTAGAAATCATTTTCGCTCCTAAATTCTGTATCCACCTGAATTCGTATGGCACCCATGTCTCGTTATTGGTGCTCTGGCTAGGGTCTTGTGGAGGCAAAATCGGACTCCAAATGTTAGGAAGTGCGACGGAGAGATAGCAATCCATTAGCAAGTCGGCGTATCGTGGAATTTTAAATGTGTAGGTAGATTCTTCTGATAATCGCAATGTTTTAGAACCGTCGAAGTCGACTCTGAATTTTTGTAATCCGAAATTGGTATATTGCGCAAAGGTGGATTTAAAAAATGTTTTGGATGGGTTGCCATTTAAAATGATATTTTGTTGCCCTTGAGCAACTAATTGCATTAAACCGCCGGCCATAATTAGTATATATTGTGATAATTATTTAATTCTTTATTTGAGTATATAATTTAACTTTGTAAAGCGTCCAATGTAAAGAGTCCCAATGTAAAGAGTCCCAATGTAAAGAGTCCCAATGTAAAGAGTCCCAATGTAAAAATCTAAAGTTAAAATATTATAATAATATAATATGTCTGATTCAGCAAATGAAACTGTAAAAAATGCGGTAAAATCACTATCCGATATGAAAGACGATACCGTAACGATGGCTGCTTCCATCGTGGCGATTATGATATTATTAATCGCATTGTTAGCTTATATGTATGTTTCGGGAACCTTTTTTTCAGATGGATTAAATGTCAGGAATTGTAAAAATATGGATGAAATGTTCGGGACATTAAATGGCAAGATAATTTCGATTGATGCGACCAATGAATTATATCAATATTCGCTCAGGGATTATTATATAAAATCGGCATATAACGCATGTTCAGGAGGAAATTATAAAAACGGATATGTCAATACCTGTATATTAAAGGATTTACTTAAGCAAGGCGTAAGAGGGCTTGATTTCGAAGTATATTCAATCGACGACCAGCCGGTTGTAGCTAGTTCCACTTCGGAGAGCTATTGTGTAAAAGAGACATTTAATTCAGTGCCCTTTAGCGAGGTGTTAAATATCATTAGAGACTATGCTTTTGCGAATTCGACCGCCCCGAATCAATTGGACCCAATTATTTTACATCTTCGTATAAAGAGTTCAAATACAGAGATGTATGATAATTTTGCGAAACTTTTAGAAGGTTACGATAGTATGCTGATGGGGAAACAATATAGCTTTGAAAATCAAGCCAAAAATTTTGGAGCAGTTAAATTATCAGATACGGCGGGGAAAGTCGTGATAATAGTAGATAGAAGTAATCTTGCGTTTTTGGAATCGGAAGCATTTTACGAATATGTGAATATGACAAGCAATTCTATTTTTATGCGAGCACTGCATTATTATGATATAATAAACGCACCGGATATGGTAGAACTCATAAACTACAACAAATTAAATATGACGATTGGGATGCCAGATAAGGGGACCGACCCTGATAACCCGAGTTCAATCACGATGCGAACCTATGGCGTCCAGATGTTAGCAATGCGGTATCAGGTAGTGGATACTAATTTGGAAGAGAATGACATGTTTTTCAATGATGCTGGTCGGGCGTTTGTTTTGAAACCGGAGAAGTTGCGCTATGTTCCGGAGACAATGCCAGATCCAGTGGTTCAGGACCCCACGGTGTCTTTTGCTACGCGCGAAGTGAAGACGGATTTTTACCAGTTCGAAATATAATGACCTAGTCGAAATATAAAGTTCTGAAATTGCGTTTAAGTTCAAATAAATAATATATATATATTATTTTATATAATGATTTCGTCTTATAGATTGGGCGATTTAGTGATGGTAGGTTGTTTAACAGAAAAGGAAATGATTGAAATATTAATGGAACATCCAAATTCAATTGGTAGTAAATATATTTTAGAAAAAAGAAATAATACTCATTGTAATAATATTGATTTAATTACCAAAATTGTGATGGAACACATAGAACAAAACTTAGATTTTTTACCAAAAAATATAACAGATAGTACATTAATACATTTAAGATTAGGAGATGTTGTTGCTGGGAATGAGTGGCACGAAAAAATCAAACGACCGCTTGAGGTTGATTACATTAAATCATTAGTTTCAAATGATACTAATCCAAAGTATGTTATTGGAAAATGTTTTTTTGCTGGACCGAGCTCAACAAATTACGAAGAATGTATTAATAAATCAAACGAATATTTACATAATGTAATTAATGAATTACAAGCAGAATATTTTAACTCTGGAAATGCCGATATAGATTTATGTTGCGGCGTAAAATCAAAATTATTTATACAAGGAAGGGGATTTTTTAGTAAGTTAATTGTTGAAATAAGAAAAAAATTAAACTTAAATAGCATTGAAACAAGCACTCATGATTAAATGGCGTTTTACATGAGAAATGTGTAAATAATATTATATAAGGAAAACAACTTAAAGATTTTTTACTACAATTAAATATATCAATGTTTTCCTTTTTCGACAAAATGAGCAAAGCAAGAGAAGAATGGTTAAAAACTCCAAGACCTACGCCACAAAGAGCGGTATATTTAAACGCATTAGCAAAGACAAAGCTAGAAGCAAAAGACAAAAGACTAGAAGCAAATAAACAAACTAATATTTTGATTATATTATATAGATAATATATAAATAATATAATGAAAAAAAATGATACCTGTAAAAATTTAAAATTCGAAGACTGTGAATTAGCAATATTAAGACAAGCAGTGGATATCGCGGAAGAAAAACAGGGGAAAATCGCGGCAAAATCGCCAGAAATCAAACGCATTATAGGAATCGTCGAAACCTTTTTAAAGCAAAAACAGTTGATTTGTTACGGCGGCACTGCGATTAACAATATCCTGCCAAAACAGGACCAATTCTATAACAAGGATGTGGAAATTCCCGACTACGACTTTTTCAGCTGGAATGCGCTAACAAACGCGAAAGAGCTGGTAGACCTGTATATCAAAGAAGGCTTCGTCGAAGTAGAAGCGAAGTCAGGACAACATCATGGCACCTATAAAGTATATGTGAATTTTATCCCTGTCGCGGATATATCCTATATTCCAAAGGAACTTTTTAATGCGCTTAAAAAAGAAGCAA